CCACCAATTAAAACAATCATTTACCCCTCTTCCGCCGAAACTGAAAAGCGGCCATTGTCCACAAAAAGACCACAATAAAGCGGATTCAGGCGCACCACCTGTTCAAAATGCCCAGGCGATAGATGGGCATAACGCTGAGTCATGGTCAGACTTGAGTGCCCGAGCACCCTTTGCAAGGTGAGAATATCCCCGCCGTTCATCATGAAGTGACTGGCGAAGGTATGCCGCAGAATATGGGAAAGCTGCCCCTTTGGTAACTCGATGCCAGCGCGCCCCACAGCGGCACGAAACGCACTGTAACAGGTAGCGAAGAGGGGACCAGGACCCCGGCCTTCCATTACCTCCGCCAGCAAATCCAAGTCAACAGGCACAGCCCGGCGTTCAGCATCTTTAGTATCCTCAAACACCACCTTGCCGCCCTGCACCTGCGCAAAGTGCAGCCCTTCCGCTTCTGACCACCTCGCGCCTGTTGCCAAGCATAGCTTGGCGACATAGTACGCATCTTTGTTGCGCCCCCTGCGCAGCTCCGCCAACAACATCTTAATTTGTTCAGCCGTGAGAAAAGTTAATTCCGTTTCCTTGAACTTCAGGCGGCGCACATTAGCCAGGGGATTAGGCCCGTTCCACTCGCCCAGGTTAGCCAACTCGTTGAACATCGCGCGGAGATAAGCATGTTCATGGTTGACGGTATTTGGTGTCGCGCCTTCTGCAAGTCGAGCTTGCCGATAATAGGCAAATGCCTTTGCATCGAACTTTGCAGCCACCGGGTTTTTTAACCGTTTGCAGACGAGCAGCAATATATTTAAGCGGCCCCCGCCATCCTTGAGAGCACGACCGTGCAGTGTGTGCCAGAGCTGGCAGAGGTCCGCCAATCGCCTCTTATCCGCCGCCTTTGGGTTCCAGGGCAAGGACGCCGTGTGTGAGGCCATCACATGTGCCTTGAATCGCTCCGCTTCCGCTTTTGTTGGAAGAGTCTTTCTGATTCGGCGACCACCCCGGCCGCCGGGCATGACATCAACAAGCCAGCCCTTGACCGTTTTTTTAATCACGCCGCTTTGCCCATGAGGCGACGAGACAATAACGAACGCTCCAATTCCTGCCGCAACATTCCTTCATTCCAGCCACGCAGAGAGTACCAGCGCAAAATATCATCGAAGAAGGAGAGCTTTTTAAGTTCTTTCATAAGCTGCGCTGTTTTCCAGCCCATGCGAGCCGCAACAGTAACAAGGTTGCCGATGATTTGTGAGTAATTGCGCCCCACCGGCTGAACGCTTTCCTTTTTTACCCGACGAATCCACAGCCCATTGGCCGGATGATAGAACTGCACGTCATCACGCAGGAGCTGCCAAAACGGGTCGATATACTGGCTGGAATAGTCCAAGCGGTTGCGCTGCAACGCATAGCGCCAAAGGTCAGTAAGGTGTTCCGCAACCTGAGAAAACGAAAGCAATTCTTCACCGATGCCCTCACCAATCTCTGCAACTACCGAATGGTGAAAACGAGCCTCAAAACGGCGCACAGGTTTGGAGTCATCATAAATCCCCATGCTGTAGCATTCCCACTCGCGCCGCATGAAGTCCACCTTGTCAGACCGCTGTATCTCCTTATCCTTGCGGTACGTGGTGAACTGCAGCGCATTCGCTTTGCCGAACATCACCGTTTCATTATCACCATAAGTGCTAGACACTTCAGACAAATCAAACTGAACCTTTGAAATGCCATTGTAATTGCGAACAGTGCGCGAGCGAGTCAGAAACTTTTCCATGAAATCTGACCGAATATCCCACCCCTGAATATCTGCCGCCAGATGAGGCGCACAACCGCCGTATTTATACCTGCCTTCACCGAAGAAGTGAGCCGCGATATGGTCAAGCTGCTGCTGAATTTGCCGCGCGCCGCGCTGGGAAATCATGTGGGGCGAAAGTTCAATCTTGAGGTGAGCGCCCTCCTGTTCCGCCTTTGCGTAGAAGGATTTTATGAGAACCACCGCGCCCCATTCATTATTTTGAAGCTTGTAAGTGTAACCCGAACCCCAGGGCGCCCGTGACACATGCCACATCAACGCAAGAGGCGACGGCCACAGCACGTCACCACGCTCCGAATCCTCTTCCAACCTCTCCAATATGTCCGCCTTGAGAATCCCGCGATATAGCTGGCGAATCGTATCTACACCAGCCCAAACCACCCGCACGGCGGACAAGTCCACCAGTGCCGGCCCGGCAAAGAGTCGCCCCTGCGGGCTTTCCTTGCCGGTATTCGCATCAAGCCGCTGCCAGTTTTTAGCTTTATGGTTTGCCATGTTTAATCCTTTATTGTGGTTTATTGTGGCGAAAGAAGGGCTTTCGCCCCCTTTTGATATGACGTGTTACAAGCACGTCAGGTCAGCCGCGTGCGCCCGCCGTCGTGCCTCCGTCGCGCGCCCGCGACTGCCAAATAACGGCGCGAATCACCGCGAAACATTGGAATGATCGTCAAACAGCTGCGTCAACGGCGATAAGCAGTTAAGGCGATTAAGGGCTATTTTGTAATTGCAATAATTCCGAGGCCAACCGAACACCCTCAGATAAATCACCAGAACCAAAATCAGTCAGAAACTGAACCGTTTCAGAATCAAGCTCAAGATTAAACACTTTCGTCCTCACAAATACCCCCTTTACATGCCCAGCAACTGCAACGGCACCGACCCACCGCGACCAACATCACGGCGCCGTGGCTCATCCTCGGGAAAACGCCTCGCCTCGCGTGTGTCGCTACCGTCCCCACGGCCACGGCACAGCGCGTATTGCACCTCTCGCATATAGCCGAGACGCACCATGCAGCCATTTAGCTGTTCAATCAGGTAGCCGGCGCGGGTCAATTCCGTTCCAGTGATTACCCAGCCCCGGCCCTCTCGTTCTACCTCTAACAGCAGCTCCCCGCTGATATCGCCCACAACAAATATCTGAGCACCGGCCAATGGTGTCGACGGTGTTCGAGGTGCTGGACCTGTTGCGGTAACTCGCTGGGGCGCATCCATATTGATGCCGGGCAACTCCTGAACATTGGGTACGGGCTGTGTCGCAGGCTGCGGCAATGGCTGCTGTGTGCCTGTCATGCCGAGCGAATCAGCGGCCAGCCATACGAGAAACCCGAGCACACCACCGAGCAGCGGCAACAACAGTACAAATTTTGGGAACCGTTTTTTTATCGTGTGTACAGTCGCCGATTTATAGTTTTTGAATCCGCTGGAATCGAGTTTCCAGCGCGTTTTCTGCGCCAGTTTTTCGGCACCCGACTTTTGCGGGTCAGTAGCAACGGGCCATTCCATGATAACCGCATAGGACAGCCCAAACGGCCTATAAACATGCTGGTGTCGCTCTATCAAGCGGCGAACATGCGAATCTATCAAATTTGGGTGCTGTGTTATCAGCACCACATCAAGCCCTTTGTGGCGGTGCGTTTCGAACTGAGAAACATGCTCTGGCACCGCAGAGCCTGCAGGTCGACACGGAAACACCCGTTGACACTCGTCGATAACAACAATCGACCCGTCCGGAACCTTATACCATTTTTCTGGCTCGTCGAGTGGGAACCAATCTAGCGCCAGCTCCGGAATACCGTAGTAGTAAACTCTGCGCCCTTCTCGGACGCGCCGTTCCTCTACCTCCAGCGTGGTGCGCAGCGTCTTACCGTGCCCAGGTAATCCAGTTGTCAACCATATCGGCATTGTCTATACCTCACGCCTCCAAAACGTCAGCCGGTTTCTGCCATCTCATACCACGCCGCTGATAACGCCCCTCAAACATACGCCAACCAGCCAGCGCAGCACGCGCCGCATATGCCGCCGCGATAATACCCACCCCATCGTCGAGCCGCAGCAGCGATACGATTGCAAGCATATCGCCGGGCAATCCTGATAATTGGCCCTTCACGTAATCAAGCAGCGTGTCAGTGGCCAGTGTAGACATTTCGTATGTCACCCAACCGACGCCCAGCGCCGTCACCACTCGATAAACCAGCGGACCAACAATCATCAGTACCGCCGACCAAAAAAAACCCACCGCAGGCAGCGCCATTTAGAACCCCTCCCCGACTACACGCATCGCAATCATTCCCGCAATCACCAGCACGAGCGCAGAGAGCCACCCGGCGAGCGTGCATATTGGTTGATAACTAAATTCGAGTGTCGCGCCGAGCGCGGACACTGTGCGCGGTGAAGGGCATCCCATGCCGCCCAACCAACCATGATCACCAGTTAACATGTTATCGAGCCCGACAACCTGATTCAGACTCGGATCTCCTGCAATGGTTGGCATTTCGTTGACGGCCTCAGCATCCAGCGCCCAGCGTGATAAACCGTCACACCGCTCCTGTTTCGCCACCTCGAGCGCCTGGCAGGCCACCGCATCGCCCTCGCAAACCATCGTTACGTCACAATCTAGAGCGCCCGTAACGCTCCCTGTGTCGCCAGTGTCGCCAGTGTCGCCTGTACCGGTGTCGCCTGTACCGGTGTCGCCTGTGCCGGTGTCGCCTGTGCCGGTGTCGCCTGTGCCGGTGTCGCCTGTGCCGGTGTCGCCTGTGCCGGTGTCGCCTGTGCCGGTATCGCCTGTACCGGTATCGCCTGTACCGGTGTCGCCTGTACCAGGGTCAGTGCCACCGGGCGGAGGCGTCCCCTCAGGTGTTGTATCGCCACCCGCGCAAACCGCACCAGTTGACGTAAACACCGCAGAACACATAGTTGAATCTGCCGGGCTGTTAGGATCGTCCCAACACTGAATCACCCCATCTGTGCCAGTAGATGCCGCCAAATCTAATTCGTAAGTACACGCACTCAGACACTGTGCACCGGGTAACTCCCAACCAGATGCCCAGGGGAACGATAATGTTACAGAGCTAGCAGTAGGTGGCGCAGGGCATGACTCCTGCACAACTGCAATCGACGCCGACCAATTAGTCTGAGACTGATAGCTATACTGCGGCTCAATGTATCCACTGCAATTTGTGCCGTCATTAACCGTAACGTGAAACGTCCAACCGGCATAGGTGTACGGAGACACCTCTAAAAAACCGTCTGCCTCCGCACATCGCTGTTGACGAATTGCGGCCACATCATCACCAGCCGTGTATTTTACCGGCAGCAATATAGAGGGTCGAGTGCCAAAGGTTGCGGTTGTTTTATAGCGTTCTACTGCTGCAACGTCTGTTGCTACGAGAGTGCCAACCAAAACGCCGAGACAATAACGAGCAATGCGAACCATTCGAGCGTCACCTGTTTTTCTCCTATCGAAAAAAAAGGGGGCGCACCGTCGCCAGTACGCCCCCCCGCACACGTGCCCGTGTTACATCGCCCGACGCACGTACTTGAACACCACGGCACCGGCCAGAACGACCAACGCCGCGCCACCGATAGCGGTGACGGCGGCATTACCGCCCTCGATGGCGGTCACGGCGGCAGTGGTATCGACGGCGAACGCCGAGGCGGAGGCCAGGACGCCGGTAACGATGGAACCGATCTTCAGAATGTTGCGCTTCATGATTTTTTTTACCTCACATGTTTTTCAAGAAATGAGCAACGACGCGAACAACAAACGCCGTTGCAAACAGTAGGGCTACCGCCCCGCTCAATTCGGCGACCTGGTCCCACGTCAACGCAGGCCAACCCGCCGAATATTCGACCCACTGACCAGACAGGCAGGTGATGCCGTCTGTGTCTAGTTGAGTGCAATCCCAAACGCGCACTATTCGCCCTCCCCAGGAGCAGCCCCCATCACTCGCAAGCTCTCGCCGCTAACAGCTCCGGTGTACTCAAACTCAGAGATTGCGCGGTCGAGTTCTGCAAGCCGTTCCTTGACACGCGGGCCACGCGAGAACGTCAGGCGTAACCGTTCCTCAATAACCTCACGTTGCAGGGCGAAAAATGCGCCATGTTCCATTTATTACGCCGCGGGCTTGGTGGCCGGACGGGTGTACTTGACGGAGGTCAGATGCATGCCGACCTTGCCGCCCGCTGCGGGCTGCAGGCGAACCATGCACTCATAGTCACCGGGCAGATTCTTGGAATCGAGACTGTCCAGAACGTTGAAATCACAGGAGAGCTTCATGGGCAGCATGCCCATGTTGTTTTTGTCGCCATCTTCCGCGCGCTGGGCGACGTAGACCGAGGCATAGTTATTGCCGTCCACGTTGCCGCGACGAGCGCCGAGAATGGAGAGGGTCATGTTCTGTTGCATGGTGTTGCTCCTTTGCCGTGTGGCTTGGTTTGGGTTTGCCTGCTATTGGTTGGCCTTCGCGCCGCAGGTTTGCGCGGGCCGGTTGTGAAATCTCTCTCTTTCGAGGCTTTGACAGGCGATGCCGTGGCCTTCATTGAATCGATGCCAGGAGGCAGAGCCTTTTTCATACGGGTTCGCGGCTACCAATTTCCCGGCTAGTGCCGCAGATACGCCGAGGCTGTAGGCATAGGCCTCTGTTGTCTGGTAGTTCGTCATCCGCTTTAATCTCCACGCCTCAAGCAAAAACAAATGCAAAGCTGGCGAAAGCAAAACCTTTTTTATTTCATTCATTGCGCGTTCCCTACGGGCCGGGCTTCTCCGGGTTCGCTATCGCTCATCCGCTCCGCTGCGCTGCGGGACTGGCGCCACTCCGAACCCCTAACGCCTTCACTGCGCTTTGCTACGTTGCGCGCTCTGCTTGCAAGTCAACTTCGCTCCCTCCGATTCAAGCTCAGGGGCGG